CGCACCTACAGCTGTTAATCCTTATCCAAGTTTAAATACTTCTTATATAGCTGATGGAGGTAACTTATCACTAAATCCTTCTTATACTTTCAGCTTACCTAGTGAAGCAGAAGGATCTAAATTTGCTGCATTCTATGCTCCTTATATCACTATCAGAGAGTCTAATAGAAACGTGAACGTTCCACCAGCTGCTATGGTATCTAATAACTTTGTTAGAAAATTCGCTACAGGAGAACCTTATGCAATCATCGCAGGTCAGAAAAGAGGAATCTTAAGCGGAGGTGGTAACATCGTAGGAGTAGAATACGACTTCACTGACGAGGACAGAGCAAACTTAGAACCATTCGGAATTAATCCTATCATTAAGAGAAGAGGAGTTGGAGTGGTAATCTTCGGTAACCAAACAGCTTACCAACAAGTTAACTCTGCATTCAACTTAGTTCACGTAAGAGACTTGTTAATAAGTATCGAAAGCGACGTACAGTCTATCCTTTCAAACTACTTATTTGATTTCAATGATGATTCTATCAGACTTGAAATTAAGACATTGGTTGATAACTACTTGGACGGAGTAAGAGCAGGTGGTGGAATCTACAACTACCAAACTGTTATGGATGCTTCTAATAATACACCAGCAATTATCGATATGAACATGGGAGTTATAGATGTTATTATCGAACCTGCTAGAGGTATTCAGAAATTCATTAACAGAATTACTGTTACAAGAACAGGAGGTATTGCAGCAGGAGGCTTTATCCAATTCGTATAATACGAATTGGAGCCTTTTGGGCAACTAAGATAAATATAAACTGAATATGGCAGGATTATCACATTATCAAAATTCATTATCAGCAATAAACAAGTTCGAACCTGTTTACCTGAATCAGTTCGAGGTTACCGTTATACCTCCTTCTGCTGTTGCTGGCGGAGAGATCCTACTACAACACGTTACGAAGGTTGGTGGACTTACATTAGACAAAAACCCAGGATTGGTTACCCAAAAATATAAGTTTGCTAAAAGGAACTATGCTGGAGCTAAGCCCGATAACACTTATATGGATTTAAGTTTAAGCTTTACCGTCAACTTAAATGATGATAACTCAATGTATGTTTTTAAAACATTGAGACAATGGAGTGACTTAATCTACAATCCTTTAACAGGTGCGATGGGACTTAAGAATGATTATACTGGTACTATCGTGGTTTCGATTTTTAATAAACAAGGGGACGTTTTCAGAAGAATAACATGCAGAGATTGTTATCCAACTAAAGCCATAAATGAAATGAATCTTAACTACACATCAACTGATATATTCAAGATTGATGATATGACATGGGCAGTTGATTACTGGGAGGATTTATTCTTATAAAAAAACACAAAAAATAAATGGCAGGTTTACCACATTTTACAAACTCTAAAGCCGCGATAAACAACTACGAACCGGTTTATCTTAACCAATTCGAGGTTTTGATCAACCCACCTTCGGGTATAGTAGATGCTAGCACGACTTTCAAAGGAGAGTCTATTTTAACTCAACAGGTTAAGTCCATTGCTGGATTAACTGTAGACATCTTAGCAAACGGAAACGTTGAACAAATGTACAAATTTGCTCAAAGAAGATACGCTGCAGGCGAGCCTACAACAACCGATATGACTTTAACTATGGAATTTGAAGTCAACCTAAATGATGCTAACTCTATGAGTGTTTATAAGATACTTAGACAATGGAGCGATTTAATCTATAACCCCTTAACTGGAGCAATGGGTATTAAGAGTGATTATGTTGGGTCTATGGTTATTTCGGTTTTCAGCAAAAGAGGGGATGTTTTCAGAAGAATCAGAATTCCTTCTTGCTTTTTGAGCACAGCTATTAACGATATGCAGTTGGATTACGAGAATCCTGCTATCTACACAGTATCAGCTTCTTGGATCTGTGATTACTGGGAAGATTTATTCATCTAATATTAATTTCAATAATAATCGAAAGGAGACAAGGAATTTGTCTCCTTTTTTGTTTTCTGTTATATAATAAGAAAAACAAATTAAATACATGGATAATAATATTTCACCAGAGGAAATACTTAGAAGAAAAGAAATAGCAGGGGGATTAGTATATGATGATCCTGTTAGGGAACCAGTTACACAAAGAGAGCCCGAAAATCCTGTTACTCCTCCAGAAACTAAATTCGAGCAACCCGTAATAAGGGAGGTAAGAGAAGTAAGGGAAGTAAGAGAAACTGCACCTCAGGATAAACCGATATCTTCCTTAGGTAAGTCACAGGCTTCTAGTAGACCGCTTTCTTTTGAAATGGGATGGAAAAATATTCCGGTTGACATCTTACCTTCCAAGGGAGACTTTTATCCTGAGGGCACAAAAATAGCCATACGAGCAGCGGAGGTTAGAGAGATAAGGCACTTCTCTACCATTGACGAAGATGATAAATTGGACATTGAAGAAAAACTAACTCATATAATTGATAGATGCTCTAGAATGGAGTTTCCTGGTGAAGGTGTGGTTTCTTATAAGGATCTTAAACAAGAAGACAGATTCTTTATAATTATGGCTATTCGAGATCTTACCTTTGTTAAGGGTGAGAATTCTATAATACTGAAACCACAAAAGACTTGTAAACAGACAATGGACTGCCCCTTTAATGATGGCATAGAATTAAGAACTGGTGCTTTGAGTTCGTATGAGCTAGACGAACAGGTATCTAAATACTATAATCCAGAAACTAGAAGCTTTGTCTTTAACATAAAGAAAATAGAGAAGGTTATAGAACTATTTATACCTAGCATTGGAGTAACCCAGGAAATAACTTCTTTTGTGACTGAATGCTCCAGAAAGAAAGTTGAAATCGACGAGGGTTTTTTAGCCATAGCACCATTTCTCTTTAATGACTGGAGGGATCTAAGTTACGAAAAAATCCTCATGAAAATGAGGGAAAGTGATTACTGGACCAAAGAAGAATTTAGCTTATATTTTGAACTTTCAGAAAGAATCAAAATGGGCACAATGTTAGACGCTAAACAAAAATGCCCAGTTTGCGGTGATGAGGAGGTCACCGCGAAGATCACCTTTCCCAACGGGATCAGATCTCTTTTCCTTATTTCAGATATCTTTAGAGAACTTCTTTGATATTAAGTTTAGATTGTGGAAGGAACACGGTCTAGATCCGGAGTGGATAGAAAGTATACCCTTCTATGAATATCAAATCTGGATCGATAAACTTAACGAGGTCATAGAACAGGATAATGCTCAGGCTAAAGCAGAGGGAGGAATTAAAGAGGTGTTTAGTTTCAGTAAGTAATCTTATTGAAATATATAGACATAATATCCAAACTAAATGGCAGATCCTAATCAGAAATTATTTTCACAAATAGCGGATTTGGGTAGGAATATCAATTCACTATCCGAGTCTATTAAGAAAAATACATCCGCTACGGAGTCTCTTTTTTCTGCAACAGAGAAATCTGATAAAAAAGAAAAAGAATCAGCTACGGCCCCTAATAAGGGTGCTACGGCTAATCCTAAGGAAGGGGAGAAGAACGAAGGTGCAATAAAGGACCTAACCAAAGTTATAAGTAAGCTTCTAGGAGAGGGTGGACCTCTAATGAGTAAAATAGCAGGGATATCAAAGAACTCTGGTGGTGATGGATCAAACAAAGATTTTACTAATATTGCAGGTGGATTAAAAGGAATAATTAAGGCATTTCAGGAAGGCGGGGTTGCTCAGAAAGAAGGAAAATACCTGGTTGGCGAGAACGGACCGGAGGTGGTTAAGCTTCCTAAAGGTGCAGGTGTTATACCAATTAATATTAAGGACTTAATGGAGGGGCTAAAAAAAGTTCCAGAGTTCAGTTCCATTTTGAAAAACAGCAAGAATGATAGTTTAGATTTTTTCGGTAATTCGGGTAATCCTGGATTAATAGATTCCGATGGAATGATTATGAATCTGAGAAGACTGTCAGACAAATACTCAAAGCTAGGGGATGATGCTAAGGACGATGAGACTAGAAAATCTATGGATTCCATGATGGAAACTATTGATTCTCTAATGGAAGCGGGTAGAGATGGAATCGATGAAGAAGTTTCTAAGATAGATGCTGAGTCTGCAACTCTTGCTAATAAAAATAAATTGAGCGGAGAAGACTTACAAAAAAGAGATAAACTGTGGGACGAGATATTAAAGAACGTAACTAAGGATAATGATTACTATAACATACTGACAATATCTAAAGCTAAACTTCTAGCAACCCAATCGCTAACAAAAGGCGAGGCAAAAAAACCAGAGGAATCTGTTTCTGAAGTTAAACAGCAAGCGGAGGATCTTAAAAAATCAGAGGAAGTTGTAAATCCTACCGAAGTAAAGAAAGAAAAGAAGGGACTATTCTCAAAATCGAAGAAGGAGAAACAGCCGGAGAAGGTTGAAAGCTTAGAAAGCTTAGCAGCCAAAGAACCTATTTTTGGTAATAAAACGGAGGAGGTGAATAATGATAATTCTAAGCAGGAGAATAAAAAGCCATCTTTGCTTTCCAAAGTGGGAAAGAGTGCAGAGGGAGCTTTATTTTCAGCAGCTGGTGCGGCTACTGATAAACTTGGTATTGCTAGTCCTCTGGCTAAGAAAGGGCTTGGAGCTCTTAAAAAGTCAATAGGCAATAAAGGGAAAGAGAGTGAACCTAAATCTGCTGAGAATAAAACGGAGCTTTCTAAAGGGACCGCTAAAACCCCTTCATTGGTTAGCGATGTTAAAAAGCTTGCACCGACTGCTAAAAATGAATCCAAGGCTGAAAGTAAGGAAGCACCGGAGAGTAAATCTTCTCCGAAGGCTACCAGCTCCGAATCTACACCCAAGGAAACACCTAAATCTGAATCTTCTAAAAAATCTGAATCAAAGGGAGAAAGCACTTCCGAACTCGGAACTTCTAAGGATGTTCAGGATATAAAGAATGCCCTCACTAGGATAGCTTCTATACTAGAAGGCACATTAACCGTTTCCCCCATAGAATCTCCATTTAGACCTGATTCTAGAAGGATCTAAAAATTTATCAAAAAATATTTTTTTTCCTCGATTCTATTTCTTATGTTTGTAGAAATTATAAACTAATGGAGTTATCTACCCTATTGAATTATTCGGGCCGAGAAATTGTTTCCTCTGATTTTGATTTTTTAAATCCTGATTTTTTAAACATCAATAACTGGAGCGTCAAAAAAACTGGAAGCTCGTTTGACATATCGTGGGATCACTCCGATATCATGAAGGAAAGTCCTTTGTATTGGGAAAATTCAAAGGCAATGAAAAACGACTTTATCTACTTACAGATGGCTAAAACCTGGGGAAAAAACTCGCATTGTAAAAGAATGCAGGTTGGATGCCTAATGGTAAAAGGCAAATCGATAATCTCCGACGGTTATAATGGTTCTCCAACGGGATTTCCCAATATCTGCGAGGATGAAAATATGGTGACACTTCCGTATGTTCTCCATGCTGAAGCAAATGCGATAACCAAACTAGCAAAAAGTACACAGAGCTCAGATGGCTCTACTTTATACGTTACATTATCCCCGTGTTTTGAATGCTCAAAACTGATCATACAATCCGGGATAAAAAGAGTAGTTTTTTCGGGTGTTTACAGAAAACCTGAATCCCTTCCTTTTCTGATAGAGGCTGGGATTGAATTATACAGAATTAACCAATTTGACCAAATTTAACAAATGCAAAAAGAGACCAACATCCAAAAACTAGCAGAAGACTTTATTCTAACAAAAACAGACAAATCATTCGGAGACTTATTTAATCGTTTAAAACCTGGTGTATCCAACCATTGTTTTCTGATTCTGAAAGATCCTGAACTAGCGGAAGACGCATTTCTTAACACCATGTCTAAGATATGGCTTAAGATAGATCAGTACGATATGGAAAGGGGTAACTTTTCCACATGGTGCTATAACATAGCCAGAAACGAATCCCTGCTTTTAATGAAGTCTAGAAAAAGACTGATCAATCACGAGGATCTTGATTTAGAGTATCTTTCGTCCAAAAATACCATAGGTGATCTGGGAGGGTTTTATACCATTGAAGACGATCCGGCTTACGGATTTTTTAGTGAAGAAAATACAATTGACTCTGTATACGAATCGGTGCTAGACGAGATTAGATCATTACCTGAAACTTACCGTGATATCATGATAGATCGGGAAATCAATGGTATGAAGTACAAGGATATTGCCGAAAAGTACGGAATTAAGAAAAGATCAATCGCAACAAGGATTAGAAGAGCTAGAGGGAGAATCAGAAAAAAGATGGACGGGAAACATTAACCAGAAATCTAGGTATAAAAAATAAAGAATAATATGTGGTTAGCTATATTAAAATTTTTCAAGGTTTGGAAGGATATTAAAATATATCGTGATTACCTTAAAATAGTGGAGAACGAATCTAAGAACTCCCCACTATGGGCTAGAAAAAATCTAAGAGCAGATTGGTTCGGTAGGATTTATACTGTCGTAAATCTTCCCCCTGAAGTTATCTTTTCTGCGGACCTTCCTAAAGAGTCTAGACCTTCGTTTGTGATGAACGAGCTCAAATCAACAAATGAGTACCTGAAGTCTCTTAATTTGGAAGAGATAATAACTCTAGGCATAGAACCGGTAAAAGGAACCAACGAGGAATCTTATCTTGTGGTTTATCAATACGTTTTCAGAGAATTAAGCTGGATTTGGATATTCCGATTCATCTTAGAAATAGGCTTAATTATATTCGCTATAGTTAATAGAAGTTACCTAATTAATTTGTTTTAATGGATCCTAGACTGATAAGTGCTAAGAAAGAGATAGAGAAGAAGCTCGAGGTATTCAATGACAGGAATTTCTCATTCGACGAACCCTCCCATGTATATAGATACAATTCGGCTAAGTTCGATTCGGTAACAACTTTCCTTAAAACATTTAAAGTTCCCTTTGACCGTGAATATTGGTCCAAAAGGAAAGCTGAAGAAAGGGGCGTGGACGTTTCGGTTGTTCTGAATGAGTGGCAGGGAAAGGCCGATGTAGCTAATAGTTTAGGTACTAAAGTACATAAGTGGATAGAAGATTTCTGGAGTGGAAATGCACCGGCAGTTCCAGAGGACGAAGTTCTGAGAGAAAGAGTCGATAAATTTATGGAGATCTATGATAAGAGGTTAAGTGTATTGCTTCCCCTTAAATCGGAGCTAAAGATATTTTCAAGAAAATGGAGATTGGCGGGAACGATAGATCAGCCATTTCTTTTCTGGGCCGATGATCTAGACATGCCATTTCTTATAATAGGCGACTGGAAGACTAATGGCGATTTTAAACACGATGATCACCCTAAGGGAAGATATAAAAAATTGCTTAGGCCATTCTCACATCTTTATGAAAATAGCCACAACGAGTATTCTATACAGATTTCACTATACAGATTAATCTTAGAGGAGGAAGCTAACATACAAACCCACGATGGATTTTTATGTCACTTGGGTCCAGAAGGTCCAGCTAAGCTGTATAGGACGAAAGATTTGCGTGAGCCGTTAAGAGCATATCTAAATGACAATAGAGCAGATTTCGATATTTTTTCTATAGATTAGAAACATTTCGAGAAAGGGTAACTAAAAAAAATAAATATAAAAAATAATATGGCAAAGAAAAATTCCGAAAAAATTTCACTAGATCTACAAAGTGGTCCTGGAGCATCATCAGCTATCGACTTTGATACATTGAACCAAGAGTCAGGTCTTTCTATAGATAAGGATCTTGTTGATTCTTTAGAAATCCAGATCAAAGCTAAGAAGGATGAAATCCAAACTAAGGTTTATGCGGTTTCTCTTAATGATGAGCTTTTAAATAGCTACGAGTACTTCATGGTTAACGAAGCTGAATGGAATGCTACAGAAGCTTTGGGTGTGAAAGAAGTTAATAAGCAGATTCAAAAAATCAAAAAAGAAGGAGTTAAAAGTGGTGTTGTTTATATGCCAGCTTTACCCCTTGAAGCAAGTCACTACTTTATCTCTAAAGGTAAAGGTAAAGGCTTAGCTAGCGCTGAGACTTTTATTAGCTTATATAAGCCTTTCGACCAAGCATTAGGAGATGCTAAGAAAGACGTTGCAGAGATCAAAGATCTTGAAAAACAGCTAGCAGCTGCTATGCAGGGGGTTTCACTAGGCTAAAAATATAACATACCATAAATAAAACCGGGTTCCTTGAAAGAATCCGGTTTTTTTGTTGAGTTTGATTGTGGATATATAAAGAAACTAAAAAAAACAGCTATATGAAAACATTAGAAAAAATCAAAGAATATTCTTGGGCAATAACCCTAGTTCTAGTCCTTATGATTCTATTAAGACAATGTGGTGTTAACAGAGATATAGACAGAATGGAGAAGCAGTCCAAAATACAAAGCGCTTACATAGATTCTATTTGCACAAAGAAAGAAGTTCAGAAGATTATGGAAATAGAGGGATTAAAAGCAGAAAAAAGAATGATCCAATCCACTGACAGAAAAATTATGGACGTTAACCGTCAGTCACAGATTGATCTAGAGATTAAAAAATTAGAAAATTCTAAATAATGGGAAAGAAAACGACGAGTTATTTTATAATAGGTACGTTCGTTACTCTATATTTGCTTGTTTCGGTAATTTCTACCATACACGTAATAGATTTCTTTAAGCTATCCAATCCAGATTGGTTAGCTATAAGTTTAGCTGTTGCTTTTGAGGTTGGTGCCGCAGCTTCCCTTGCTTCCCTTATAACTTTGGATAAGATGAATAAGGGCATAGTTTGGGGTCTTTTTATAATATTGACACTCATGCAAGCTATGGGTAACACCTATTACGCATACACCCACCTGAGAGATTTTCAGGGATGGATAGAGTTATTCGGCCTTACTGAAGAAGATTTAATCTATCAAAAGAGGGTTCTTTCTATAGTAAGTGGAGCAATCCTTCCGGTTGTTGCATTAGGGTTTATAAAATCCCTAGTAGATTACATTAAACCCACAGAGGAGGAATTAGTTACCGCAGAAGAAAAAGAAGAACCAGCTACGGAAGAAATCGTGGATACGGTAGAGGAGCAAACCTCTCTTGATCCGATTATAGACTCAAACGTGGGTTCAGAGCCTTTACCTAGACCAGAAGCTATGGAGTCGATAAATACAGGAAGATATGAGACATCAGTTCATGTCGACCCAATGAAAATAAGCTAACAAGGAGTGTCAGACCAAAATACAACAACATATAATTTTGACGGGGGATCGGCACTTTCAAGTGGCCCTGACTCTTTGTCAGCAGGATCAGCAGGATATGCTCTTAATCCGATGGCAGGGGCAACCGGTGGATTCGATACTGTCTATACCAATATAGCAATAACTAGAGCAAATTTACCTAGAATAGATGCTACATTTAAAGAGTTTAACGAGAAGCCTGAACTTAAATTTATAAAGGAGTCTTTTGTTGTAACGCAGAAAGCCAACACCCTTGATTATCTTAATGTTGCTGACTTTTTTCATCCACTCCAAAGTTTTTCTGATTTCCAAAAGCAAACCTTTGAAATAGGTCCACAAAACAGTGTTAATATAGACACTGGGGGTTTAGAAGGAACCTCGGGAGAAGCATCGATGATAGTTGCTAGAGCTTACTATCTGCCTGAAGCGGATTCTGATGAAAGACTGCTTTTCTGGGACTATAAAAACGGCGGAAGAAATACAATGGGCAAACTAATGATCCTAACGGGTGCAGTTAAGGCAGGCACTAACTGGAGAGGATGGGATATGGATCCATTTTCAACCTACGGACATACTGGACCGGCTGATGTGGGAGCGGGTGGTATTTCTTTCACCAATCCAACTAACAGGGTCGTAAAATTGACTATAATAACAGCTAATTAATAAAATGGCAACTAGACCGATAACATGTCCGTATGACGAAGGAACAGGATTCAGATTCTATAGAGGAAATTTAGTTCTTGACGAGGGCAACACCAATAAACTTCCGATATATCTTGAGATGGACGATCTTCTGGAGGAATCAGTTTCTTTCAGTAAGAGTAGGGTAATGCTAAAGGCAGGTAAGTGTTATTTGTTAAGTCAAACCGATATAGGGGACAACCTAGGGTATGTTTCTTTTATAGCAGTTAAGGCGGTTTACCCCTCAACCACAGTCGAGTCTAGAAAATATATCCAGTGGACATATTTGAATGATACCTATTATATGGGGGAACTTACGGTACTCTCAGGCAAAAGCATATCGGCGAGCGACTCTATCTATGAAGGATGGCTACTATCTAAACCCGGGGTATATTCAAATTTAGGAGGAATAGTTTTCTGTAACCCACACACAGATATAGACGTTAAATTAGAAATCTTAGTCTGCAAGTGATAAAATAGGGGCACAGATTAAATATATAGTAAAAAGTTTTTGTCCATAGCATGGATATATAAAAAGATTAAAAAAACAAAAGACCATGGATTTTATAAACCAAGTTAAAAAACTGAAAGAACTAACAAAATCACCAGAGGTTAGACAAATTTGCGAGAGTTATCTTAGCGGATCCTCTGAGATGACCGAATCACAGGTTCTTGCCGCTCTTAACGAGCAAGCTTCAGCAGAAGCAACACCAGAAATGAAAAGCCACTGGGATTCTATAAAAAATGAGCAAATGGAGGAATCTAAAAAGAGAGCTTCAGCTTTAATGGAATCTTGGGGAGGTTTAAGAGGCAATGCTTCTTTAAATAATTCTGGTTCTTATATCGGAAACGAAAAGAAAGAAGAAACTAGCAAATCTCTTTTAGAGAGCCTAAATAACTTAGAAACAAACGACGATAGCACAAGATCTTTCGTTGAAGCTCAGGGACTTAGAAACTTAGGAGTTCTTGAATCAATCGGAAAAATCAAAGGCCTTTCTATTTACGAATACCCTAAGGTTAAAATCGTTTGTGAGCAGTATGCAAATATCATTGCAAATAAGAGCGTACCAGAATTTTCAGTTATTCACAACTTCGTTGCTGAATTAGAATCTTTCAAATGGGACGTTACGGTTTTACCTATCATCGAAAATCTTAAAGAGAAGATTAATAAATTCTCGAGAGAAATAGAAGTTTCTAAAGTTTTAGAATCTATTAAACAAAGTGGAAACAACAGTTTCTATTCTGAGCTTAGTGAATCATTAAGCAACTGGCTAATTTCTGAAAGCAAATCTTCAGGTTTACTTTCTAAAGAAATCTCAAAATGGTCTTTTAATCCAGTTGTTAGAAATTTAATCAATTACTTAAATGTTAACGAGGCATCAGATTCTAGAAAATTGGAAATCCCTGTTAATGCTCAAGGAGAATCAAAAGTGGGAAGAATCTACTCACCAATCTTAATCGAGGGAGATAAAACTATCTTTGCTATCGGAAATAGCTTATTTGAAGCTCAGGGAGAATCACTAAGAAAATTAAGCACAAAAGAAGTTGGATCTGTACCAGCTGATTATATCAGTTTGGTTAACTCTGCTCTTAGACCTTATGTTAAGATCAACGAAAACGGAATCTTAATCCAATTAGGAAAGAAATATGTTAGCTTGGTAGAAGAAAATGAAGGTGTTTCAGTTTACTTAGGTAAATCTAAACTAAACTTCAGAAGCGTAGGAGAATTGGCTAAAGTATTAGGCTTAGAATCTGCTTCACACTTTGCAGTTAATGAATCTCAAGTAGTTGGTGATATCATCAATCTTTACGTAAACTTCTCTAACATCGTTGAGTTAGACTTTGCTAAAAATATAACTTCTAATATCTACGAAGGAGTTTCAGTTAACCTTATTAAATGGAACAGCGAAATTTACCTTCAAAGAATCAACGAAGGTATGAGAGAGAATTCAGTTTATAAAGTAAACGGATCTCAAGCGGTTAAAATGGTTAAGGATTATTTGAGATATGATATCTCTGAAGGTTTAACTGAATTCTTAGAAGGTGAGCAAAAACTTAAGTCTATCATGATTAATGACAGAACTAAAGTACTAGAGAACATTTCTAGAATAGAAGATCAAATCAATAAGGTTGAGGGTCTAATGGAAAACAATCCTTTATATGCTTCTTCAAAGGAAATGAAATCCGCTCACGCTTTACTTAATAACGAACTTTCAGTATTAAGAGAAAAATGGAATCAGATCAATATTGAATTAAGTAAGATCGAGGATTCACCAGAATATGAAACATTGTCTGAAGATGAGAAATTCAATATTGGTGACTATATCAAAGTTAAAGAATCTGGCGAAACTGGAAAGATCATTTCAGTAGATGCTTCATCAGGAAGATATACAGTTCTTTTGGATACCGGTAAAACTTCAGATTTCCTAGTTAATGAAATCTCTGATCTAGAAGAAGCTTTAAGCCAAGCAGCAGAAAAGAATTCTGATGATAAAGGAGAAGAGGAAGAAGGCGGAGAAGTTAAAGAGTCAGAAATCTCTAGAACCCTTGAAAAATCTGGTTTAAGCTTAGAGGAGCAAAAAGCTTTATTAAAAACTTTCTCTGACGGACACGGATTCACTAAAGCACCTAAGGGAGAAGGAGACGAAATCGAGATGGAACTCGATCATATGCACGGTTACAATCTTACAGTTAACGAAGCTAAGGCTAAAGCAGATGCTATGGCTAAAGCACCAGGAAACAATAAGAAAGAAAAAGGTAAAGTGGAAGGCGAAGATGATTTAGCTGAAGGTCCAGAAACTAAGGATAAAACTGAATTTGAGGGTAAAGACGCAGATGGTAAGAACAAAGAAATCGGATACAATCTTAGAGAAGGAGTAGATGCTAATTTAGTAGAAGCACCGGAAAAAGGTAAAGCTGCTAAGGAGACAAAACATGTAACATCTTTAGATAAATTCATGAATTTAGCGGAAGCCCCAGGATCAGAAGGTGATATAGATTTCGAAGTAAATGATGAGATGGGTTACAACCTAGACGAATCTGACGATTTAAAAAAAAACTAAGTCGTAACTTCTATTTCGCTCCGAAATTTGATAGTCAGAAGACTCCAGGAAAAGAATTTGTTGATTCGTCTGCAGGTAAATTAAGCAAGGCACCAACAGGTAAGGAACAAGAGGAACAAGAGGAAGAATCTGATTCTAAGGAAGACTCTAAATAATATAAAAAAATAACTGAGAACGTAGTTAAGCTACGTTCTCTTTTTTTTGAAATATTTCTATTTTTTTCGACTAGAAAGAAATGACCAACCTTCAAAATAATAAAGAATTAATGGCAAAAGACTATGTTAGAAATAGTGATCTTATCGTCGCTGTTATAGAATCGAAAAAAGCGGGTAAACTTACCCCTGAGACTATAAGAATGTTTACCCTAATGATCCAGGGTATATCCAAAAAAATGGCCTATAAAGATCCAGAGGACAAAGAGGATTGCATGGCTTTTGCTATGGAAGATCTTTGTAAATATTGGGATAGATTCAATCCAGAAAAATCCAACAATCCCTTTGCTTACTTTACCCAGATAGCAAAGAATGGATTTGCAAAGGGATGGAAAAAATTACACCCACCAAAAAGTCCTAAAACTATCCCATTCAGCTACATAACAGGTGACGATAATTCGTATAACGTATAAAAGTTATCATGACGGATATAAAAAAAGTAAAACCTAATGGGGATTACAAATCCGGAAAATTTGAACCCTCTAACCCAGATAAGTATATTGGAGATATCCACAACATAATATACAGATCTTCCTGGGAATATCGATTCTGTGTTTATTGCGATACTAATGAATCCATAATGAAATGGAGTTCTGAACCTATAGCTATCAAGTACATCAATCCTCTGGACAAAAAGGAACATGATTACAATGTAGATTTTTATATAAAAGTTCTAAAAGAGTCTGGCGAAGAACAACAGTGGATAATAGAGATCAAGCCGGAGAGGCAGACTCAAAAGCCCATTTATGAGGGTACTATGACCCTTGCTAAGCTAAAATCATATAATCACAACATGCAGGTTTGGATAACGAACCAAGCAAAATTCAAAGCAGCTAAAGAATGGGCTGGGAAAAGAGGATTTAGATTCGGTGTGGTCGATGAAAAATTCCTATTTAAAAGTAAATGAAATATTCAGAATCTGTATTACAATACAAGAAAGAATTCAACAGTATTGCAGAGCTAGTAAAGAATACTGATGATGTGTTTTCCGAGAAATATTTCTCCGGAGGAAATTCGGAGAAGAGTTTTTCCCCTCCTTTTATACCCGGAGAAATATATGCCTTTCCCTATCCCACTGACAGCGAGTTGTCAGATAAGAGAAAGTTTATAGACAGAAATCCTATAGTATTATGCACAGATTCTTACCCGACACCGGAAAATGGTGTGATATTAAGAGGTATCGATCTTGTCGTAACACCTCCGGAGTATAGAATGAAAATAGTGGGAAAGGTTTATGATAACTTTTCTTCCATGATAGAAAAAAATCAGAATTACTATACAAAAGGTGGAGCTATATCTCCCTTGCCTTTAACTAATATCAATCTTAAGAATATGCTTGCTAATACCGGATATGAGTTTTCTCTGTTTGGATTCAAGACAAGGTTCATCAGAGAAATACATGTTTTGGACTTAGAAGACTGGTATAAATTACCTTATCTGAGAAGGGGCGATGTAGAGGGCTTAGATCTGCAGGGGATATATAAGGAATACCAATCGAAATTAATTTAAGTTTTGATAGTAGAATAACTAAAACATACTAAATGGCCGGTTTTGTAGACAATAATGATCCATCTCAATCCCCTGTTATACAGAGGATCAGGGAATCAGTGAGGAAACTGAGTACTTTTGGTATGAAGTATGATGACATGGTCATCAGAAATTCACAAGCTGTTGGTGTTACTGAGGCTGCTTTTTTAAATAAGAACAAAGCTAATGTAGAGGACGAAAGCATGCTTTGGACCTTAGCAAAGCAGGATATCACAACAAAGCAGTTCATTTCATATTTCGATAAAGACTATAAGGGCAAAAGGGATTATCTAAGAAAATTCTCGCTTAATCCCGAGATAGAATGGGTTCTAGATACGATATGTGACGAAGCCATTTCTTACGATCCCGCTAATTTCTTTGCATACCCGGATTTCATAGATCTTTCAGACATAAATGAAAAGCTAAAAGAGGATCTTTATGAGAATTATAAAAAGCTTTATGACATCTGGGGATTTACCGACGACATTACTGGATGGCAGTACTTTAGACAATTTTTAGTTGACGGATTTTTATGCTTTGAGATAATCTACGATAACGAGGGTAAATATATCATAGGATTTAAAGAATTGGATCCTGTTACTATAATACCGAGTGTAGAGAAACAGGTAGACGGAACTTTTGTTAATACCTGGACCCAATTCCCACAAGACCCGAAAAGGAGAAGAATACTTTACGATCCGCAGATAATCTATATTTCTTATGCTAAAGGAAATGCAATCTCTAGGGTAAGTTATATCGAGAGGCTAATTAGACCGTATAACATTCTGAGAATTATAGAATACACTAGAGTTATCTGGTCTGTTATGAATTCATCTTTTAGATTAAAGATGACAGTTCCTATCGGTACTAAATCACCTCAAAAGGGTATGCAAACCTTGGGTGAACTTATGAGTATCTATAAGGAGGATGTCCAGCTTAATGATGAGAGCGGGGAATTACTAATTGACGGTAAACCTAAGATCCAGTTTTATAAAAACTATCTTATGCCCTCTGGTGTTAATGGTACGCCTACCATAGAACCTGTTACCACTGAGGGACCTAATCTAAATGATCCTGCACCTTTGTCTTACTTCTTTGATAAGTTCGTGCAAGAATCTAAAGTTCCGCCTTCAAGGTTTCACACTCCAGACGGTGGAAACACTTCTCCATATTCAAACGGAGCGGAAGGATTAGATAAGGAAGAAATAAGATTTGCTAAGTTTGTAGAAAGACTTAGATCAATTTTCCAGGAGATATTAACAAAGCCACTTTGGATTCAAATGGCTAAAAAATATCCTAACCTGGAGAAGGACTTCTTATTTAAGAGCCAATTGGGACTAGATTATTTCTCTGATAATCCATTTAAGATCAATCAGGAGATGGATATTATTAATAAAAGGAAAGAATCCGTTACTGCTATGACAGGATTACTCGGAGACGAAGAGAAGCCATATTTCTCTACCGCTTTCCTTATTGAGACTTTCCTTGGTATGTCCAGACAGGATATAATAGCAAATAAGGAAGCCATGGAGAGAAAAGCTAAGGAGAAGGAAAAAGCAGAGAAGAAAGAAGGCGGGGAAGAAGGCGGGGAAGAAAAAGAAGGGGAAGCACCAGAAGTAACACTATAAAAATAAGAGATGGCAGGATTTTTAGATTTTTTAAGACCTAACGAGTCAGCTTTAGGTAACATACTGAGAAGCCTTGGTAAAGTATCCAAGTTCGGTATGCAGTATGATGACATGGTCGTTAGAAATTCTCAGGCCGTAGGTAAAACAGAAAGTTATTTCTTTAATCAGCAAGGAACTGGATTTACCCAGGATGACGCTTTTTACTGGACAGCTTCTTACCAGGATACCAAGGTAAGAAAATACATCGCATACTTCGATAAGGACTATGTAGAAAAAAGAAACTTCTTAAGAAAATTTTCACTAAATGGAGAAATTGAATTTATTATTGATACGATTACAGACGAATCTATCACTTATGACGATAGAAATTATTTTGCTAATCCTTCTTTCCTTAATTTAGATCTAAAGGAGAAGGTATTAAATAAGATATCTCTACATTATAATAGGCTGTACAATATATTTGGGTTCCAAAATTCCGTACTTGCTTGGCAGTATTTCAAACAATTTTTAATTGACGGATTTCTCGCATTTGAGATTATCTATGACAACAAAGGAAAAGAGATAATCGGATTTAAAGAGCTTGATCCATCTTCTCTACAACCCGCTGTTGAAAAGATAGGGGAAAATGAATACCAACAATTTTGGATTCAGTATCCAAAAAATCCTCAAATGACTAGGAAACTAACAAATGAGCAAATCATTTATATTTCTTATGCTAAGGGTAATAGCGTATCTAGGGTTAGCTATATAGAAAGACTCGTTAGATCCTACAACATTCTAAGAATCATGGAGAATTCCAGAATCATCTGGAATGTTATGAATGCTTCTTATAGATTGAAGTTTATTATTCCTACTGGTAGCCAATCTCCTCAAAAAGCTATGCAGACTTTAGGCCAGCTAATGTCTAACTACAAGGAGGATATTACCATTAATGACGCTTCAGGTGAATTAACGGTAAATGGAAGACCTAAGGTTCAGTTTTATAAAAACTATCTATTCCCGGAACAGAATGGACAATCACCTCAAATTGAGTCACTTAATCCAAGCGGACCTGATTTCAACGTTATGGATAATGTTCTTTATTTCTATAACAAGCTTAAAATGGATTCAAAGATACCTTATGCTAGGTTTG